CGTCACTGGGGTGAGCTTTGTCTCCCACACCGCCGGGGATCAAATCCCCTTTTGCGAGTCGGGACCAGTCAGACTGATCGGTGGCTCCGTAGTGCTGCCCCACCTCCGCTGTCGCCATTGTCGCGCGGAACTGACGAGACAGCTCCCTCTCCATCGCTTGCATCAGAGCACGTGGGTTGTCAGCGAGGCTTGGGTCCTTGAGGATCAGAACACGAGCTGTGGGTGCCAGCGTGCCTCGGCCATGCGGTGGGATGCTGAATTGGTCGATCAACGCCTTGTTGTCGATCGGGGGCTTCGTGAGCTTGGTGAGGTACGCCTGTGCGTCCTCCTCGTGCATTCCCGTGGTCAACTCGCGGAGTCGCTGCTGCTGTGCCCGGTCGAGGAACGACACGGGAGACTTCACGTCGAGCCCGATGTCCATCAGGTCGAGGAGGAGTTGCACGTTTCGGTTGCGAAGCTGCTTGGACAAGTAGGTGGCGAAAGGCTTCTGCTCGCGCACCATCTCTGAGACCACGTCGAGGAGCCCCAGCTTCTGCATCAGCTTGAGGGCTTCACGAGCGGTGGGCTCGTTGAGTACGTTCTCCACGAGGATGTTTGCGATGGCCTCCCAGGGTGCGCGCTTCATTGCCGGAGCGTTCTTGCGGATCGACGCCGCCACATCAGACGGAATGTCGAAGCCGTACTTGGCCACGAACTTGATCACGCGCATCAGACGAGTAGGGTCGTCGCTGAGCACCACATCCGGATCGCGGGGGCACCGCAGCACTCGGTCCTGGAGGTCCCGCATCCCGCAACCGGTGGGGATCAAGGTATCCCCTGCCATACAGTTGAACGTGAACTCCCTGCGGTACACGTCCTCCTCGATGGTCGCCGGCTCCACCTCGGAAGGCTTGTAGCCCTTGCCAGCTTCGCCGCCGTAGCTCTCCTTGCGAGCATTGGCGATCTCAATGACCTCACCCTTCATGTCGTGGCCATCCAGCTCCCACGAGCCCTTGACCGTCAGAATGGCCACGCCGTACTGGTTGGTGGTGATGTCCGTAGAGGTCGGGATGGCGCGTGCAAGGTATTCGGCGAACCAGTCAGAGTCCTTCTTGCCACCCAACGCCACGGCATCGATCACCACATCAATGTCCTTGATGGGACGGTCGATGATGAAGTTGCGAACTGCTCCGCCGACGACGTAGACATGCTCGCCGACACCGACACGCTGAGCTGTCTTGGCTAGGAACTGCATCAAAGCGATGGACTTGGCGTGGGCGGTGTCTGCCAACCGCAACCAGTCGGAGGTGCTCGCGATGATCTGATCTTCCTTGGGGGTCTCCTTGGCGAGACGCTCCTGCATCGTCGGAGAAAGAGCGCCAGCCAGCTCGGCCCAGGCACCCTCTGTTTCGACCTCGTCCTGTGGGACCTCGATGACCTCGGATTCGGTTCCTTCCATGTCTTCCCTCTGCGAAGCGCCTCGAACACCGGGCAACGCTCGATGAAACTGATCTCGAACGATGCCCTGGATCGTCCTCGGTCCGTACACGATGTAGTGCGCGAACACTTCAGCGAACAACTCCTCCGAGGATACCGCCGAGTAGGCCGTCACCGGGTAGAGGAAGACCTTGATCTCACCCTTACGAGACTCCAGCTCTTGAAGCGCGGCGCGGGAGGACTTGGCGGGTCGATCGTAGCGGTCGAGCTTCTCCCCCTCGTCCAGGTCGAACTTGGAGTCAATGATCTTGACCCAGGAAGCCAGCTCGGGGTCCCGCTTCCGAAGGTTCGTGTAGTAGAACGGAAGGTGGGCCCGTCGAGCGGCGTCGACTTCATTGGAAGCAGCCGCCACATACCGCTGCCAATCAGACAGGATCGCACCTACATCCGGCGCGTCCTGATGCATGTTGTAGAACTTGTCCCACGCAGACCTGCCCGCTGTGCCCATGACCTCGAAGTAGACCTTGTGGCCCAACTCGTGCACGAACGTCTTCAAAGTCTCCTTGGGATCTCGACCTACGGCAACCCAGACCACCCCACCTAGGCGGTACTTGGCGAGGACGCCAGGGCCGCTACCACTGGACATCGGGAGGTACTTGGTCGGGTAGGCCAACACCGACCCAGAGGCGGCTTGAGCGAACCCATGCTTCGACATCAGCTTGCTAGACTCCCGCAGCACCCATTCGAGCTTGCCCACGGACTCGGAGCCCCAATCTTCGGAGGGAGCCGTCAGCAACGCGACGTTGAAGCCAGCGATGGTCATCTTGTGCTCGGCCTCCACATCGACCGCACGCACCACCGACAGAGCCTCCTGGCTGTATTCCCGGAACTTGTGCCAAGCGGACTTCGACTTGGAGCTTGCCTTGCCGTAGGCCGTCTCGAAGGCTTCCCAGTCTGAAGCATCCACGAAAGACTGGAGTAGCTTCCTGAAGTTCTTGACCCGCCGCATGTACTTGACGAGGGCCTTGCCGTAGGCAGGGTTCTCGAAGTTGAACACCAGCTTGTCGAGAACAGCTTGTCCCCGGATACGGATCTCTCGTAGGGCGGCGTCCCTCGCGGGCTGCTTGACCTTCCCACTGTGCCAAGGGTCCACAGCACGAGCAGCCACCATGAGTGGGTCCGAAAGAGCCGAGATCAAAGCCTCAAGCTCGTCGTACTGCTGGGTCGTGGCAGCTGTCCTCTCGTGGGGTGCGCGGGTGTCCGCGCTGCTTGTACTGTCCGTCACGTCCCACGCTCCATCAGTTCCGGTTTGGAACATGCCTTCCCTACCCATGCCTTCGGCGAGAGCTTGCCAACCCACGTCACCGACGAGCTTGTGCGACACCTCGGGGACGATGGCGTACAAGGTTGCTGTGCCGGTGCTCGAAAAGGCACGCTGCTTGGGCTTGGTTGGCTTGTCAGACATCTCGTTCACCCGCATCCATAGGCAGGCTACCGGCGAACGCGTGTCAAGCGGTCAAGCTGTGCAGTCGCTCCTGAGCCTCGGACTTCTTGCGGAAGCTCTCGCTCCGTCCATCCCAAGTCTCAACATGCCAGCGCCCGCGTCCGTAGTAGCCCCAGCCGACTTTCGGGTGACAGAAGACCTTGCCCTTGGACTTCTTCAGTGTGGCCACAATGATCTCTGGTTTGAGCCAGTGATCGATGGTCTTCCCACCACTGCCGAAGAACACATCGGCACCAGCACGTCGCCAATGGCCATCATCCCCCCGCTCCCACCCATCGGGGAGCACGCTGAGGATACGGGGGACGATGTCGGAGATGAAGAGCGGGATCGAAGGCATGAGTCTGTTGTACCCACGCGCGACCCACACTCAACTCACCGACATCAGAATCTGCCGGCCTCATCCTCAGCTGGCTTCTCGTACTTGATCCCAAGGTTCTTCGAGATCCGCTCTGCCACATCGCTGTTCTCCGCGATGGAGCGACCCACCTCGGAGTAGATGGAGCGAAGCGCCTCGTTGAAGGTGGCGTCGTTGAGACCCCAGAGATCGCGCTTCAGCTTCTCGCGGGTGCTCACCGGATCGATGTTCAACAGTTCGAGGATCACGTCGATGTCCAAGCTGCCCTTTTGGTAGAGGTTCAGCATGTGATCGAAGGTGTCGGCGTTGTCGCGCAGTGCCATCCTGGTGAACGACAAGCTCGGGTAGATGACGACTTCCTCGCCATCCTCATCTTCTTCGATGAAGCCCATCCGCCAACACATAGGCTTCAGCAGCTCTTCCTCGACGAACTCTTGGAAGATCTCACGCAGCAGCATGTACCGCGTGTTGATCACTTCCAGGTTGATCCGGTCACCGGAGTAGCTGGATTCGCCAGACAGAAGACTCTCGGTCACGCCCAAACCGGCGTACATCTGCCGGTCAGTGAGATCGTACTCGCCAGACAGGTCTAGCAGACGTTGGTTGGAGCCCATCTCCTCCCATCTGATCTCGAAGTTCGCGATGATGCTGAAGTCCGGGTCCATCAAGGCCATGTCGACCTGATCGCGCAGCGCCTCCACATCCTGAGCGTCCATGTCCTCTGCGAACACAAGACGGATAGGCGTCATGTGCCGGCTGGCAATGCTCGTGTTGGCTTGACGGAGCTTGTCGCGGAAGACCAAGGTGCGGATGCAGCGTTCGAGGATGGACTGGCCGAAGCGGGCGTAGGGAGACCGCTTGCGGGACAGGTTGGCCAGGAAGCCGCCTGCGTAGGGATCGGTGTTCAGCCGGACGTTCTTGCCTTCGACGATGGCCTTGACCACCTCGGGCATCATGTCCTCGACGATGTACTCAGCATCGGGATCCCCCGAGAGAGCCTTCTGAACGATGTCCTTGGACTTCGAGTCTGGAACCAGCTCGTACAGCTTCCGCTTGGTGAAGTTGAACTCCTCCTTGTGGATCTGTTCGGGCGGCAGGACCTGGATGTCAGTCCAGCCCTTGTAGTTGGCCCGCATCCAGTTGGCGGCCCGAACATCCGCGTCTGGACGCAACTCCTTGCTCTCGACGACTTCATCCGTCTCGTCGTTGATCGAGCGGAGGATCTCGTAGCGCACATCCTCCGGCATCTCTGGGTTGGCATCCTCCGCGAAGATGTAGACCTCACCGATCAGGTTGTACTCATGGAGCCAACCGATCAGATGGTGAAGCAAGCGGACACGCTTGACCCACTTCTCGCAGAAGCGGAGCGACATCTCTGACAGCTTCCGGTTGCGTGCCTTGGGCATCCCAAGGCGGACCTTGGAGAGCGGGATCTCCGTGTGGAGATCGATGGCCTGACCCACGAAGGGCTCGGTGCGGTAGAAGAACCGGTAGTAGTTCCACTGCTCATGGAGTGCCTGCGGCAGCTCCAAGAAGTCTGTGGACAGCTCGGGCGAGTAGAAGTTTCCGCCGGACCCTTGGGAGATGGAGCCGTTGCCCATGCCACCGCCGCCGAAGGGGCCCAACGAGCCGCCGCCGAACCCGCCGCCGAACCCGCCGCCCGGGTCACAGCCGCCGACTCCCCCGAGAGCGGAGCCTCCGAACCCCATCCGCATCTGCATCTCAGCCGTCTTCGGAAGACGCTTCGGCTTCCCCGTCTTGACCTTGGGACGTGGGCGCACTTTCGCAACGACGCGGGCATCGGCAGCCGTGGCGATCTGATCCTCGCTGATCGAAGTTGAGGCGAGGCGTTTTTGGCGGTCGTCAGCCATGATTCAGCTCACTCCCACGGAACCACCGAGGGCGGCAAGGTTGCTTTTGGCGGAACAGCACGACGCCGCTCCTGCTTGGCGGAAGGAATAGGCTCCTTCTCGACCTCGCGTCTCGATCCACGAACACCTCGGTAGCCTTCAAGTGCAGAGACCAGGAAGCGAAGCTCTGCCTCTGTCCCCTCAATGGCGTTGATCTCGTCCATGGCGAAGGTCGCCTCCACGTCCCGGAACTCTGACTCTGCCTGCTCCAACATCTGACGGGCTTCTCGCAGTGCGCGGTTGGCGCGACGCACCCGGTGCTCAATGCCTTGAACTTGATCCCGAAGAGCTTCAGGGTAGAGATCCGGATCTTCGACCGCCTTGGGAACGGTGCTGCGAACCATCTCGGTTGCCGTCAGAAGGTCCATCAGGATCTTGTAGCGAGCCCGGTTGACATGACGCGGCTCGTCTCTCCGAGCTTGGACACAGAGGTCCACGGCCCGACCGAGCGAACGGCGAGCTGTTGTGACGAAGCCCTGAATTTCAACATCCAGAGCATCAGAAGAGAACTTGGCACGGGAACGGCGCATCAATACTTCAAGTCCAAAGAAAGCCGGTTCCCATTGCGGGAGCTGGGCACGCCCGACACAATACCCACCACGGTGGGTGTGGTGACGCCCGCCGCAATGAGGTTGGCGTCGCTGTCGTTGCAAAGCAGCCCGTTCTCGGACACCTTCAAGGGTTCGTTTAGGGAGTAGGTGATCGCACCACCTGTCCGCGTCCCTGCACCCACGAGCGCTACCGTCTCGAACACACGGAACAGCGCACGTGTCCCACCGCTCACCATAGTGACGACGTTCGCATGTGCGGTGCTTCGGTACTGCCCGTTCGTCCAATTTGCGGGAGACCCCGCATGCCCGATCGAGCTTCGAGGCCCTGTGCCCCCCTTGCGGTTCGAGAGGTAGGTCTCGCTCTGAGCCAACAAGAAGCCAGCGGGGGAATTCCCATCGCTCAGCTCAACGACGTACTCCCCCTCTGTGGAGTCCACGTACTTGACCCAGATACCACCACGCCAACCGGACGCTCTGAGAAGAGGCCCCGCAGACACTGGGAAGCGGTCCCCTGGAAACTCGTATTCAACATCGCGATCAAGCATGCCTGTTGTCGTTGCCATCTCTATGCTCCCCACTTGGAGGTCTTCGTCAGGAGACCCTTCTTCGCCGCAATTTTCAACAGCTCTCGTAGGAGCTTGAGTTCGTCAATCGAACCCTTGTACAGCTCCACCCACGACCCGCCGCACCGCTGAAAGCCTCTGGCTACGCGATCCAGCTCGGACGGGGTCGGAGTGAACTCTGACCCTGGCCCTGACTTCAGCAGCTCTTGTAGCAGCCGATGGTGTGCGTAGACCGGCTTCAGTGGTGAGTTAGGTGTGCCCATCTCAGCCCTTCCGCTTGTAGAGGCCGGGCATACGACTTGGGTGACTGCCACCCAAGCGGCGCTGCATGCTGTTGCGGAGATCACCGCCAGCAAACACGTTGCCACTGACCTTTGCACGGCCCTTGTTGCGCCCATTGCCCGTGGAACGGCCGAAAGTAGCGAACTTGCCCGCATTTTGGCTTGCGAGCCAAACCATACGCACAAGTGCATCAGACTGGTCGTCGTGGAAGCCCTTGGTCTGGGGAGCTTCCACCGAGCTGGTGTACTTGTTGTGCACCGTCTCCTGTAGAGTGAGAAGTTCCTCGATGTACTCACAGTGCTCCCGTCCATCATCAGGAACCGGCCAGTTGTAGAGCTGGATCCGCTGCTCGAACATCATGTCCTTGAAGTTCTTGAACACCTGGGAGGTGAGCGGCCGGGTGAAGTCGTGCTTCTTGAGCTGGCTGAGTCCGCGCTTCGCGAGAGCTTGCTCGAACGCGATGCCACACCACTGGTCGAACATGCCTTCAGTGATGAGGAACTTGCGGCACAGGTTGTGAACCCAGTCAGCCACAGCATCGAAGTCGAGACGGCCCTCGAAGTCTGAGTAGCGTCCCTCGCCCGCAACGATCTTGTCCACGAGGTCGACGACGATGCGGCCGTCAGAATCGAGGTGACCGATGGCCACGGCGGTGGCATCATTCTGGAGGGCGAAGTCGAGCCCCATGAAGTGGGGGGTGCGTGCTGGTGCAGACGTACGTGGGCGCAACGTCGGCTCGATGCAGCGCAGCAGGTCCGCGCTGTTGCGAATCCAACCACGCGTCGCATCAGTGAACTCGCCGCCATACTCCGTGTAGAACGTGACAGTGTCTGAGGCGTAGTTACCAGCGAATTCACCGGGGGCAAGCGTGGGGTTGACCTCCCAAGTCGGAGCCTGGATGGACAGAATGTTGTCTGAATCAACACCACCAGCAAACCCACGCTGGAACTGCTCGTAGAACTTCCCCTGCCGACCGAGCGGTGAGGAGATCATGATCATGCGGCCCTCAGACGGATCGTCTGGGTTGACAGGCTGCTTGGTGTCGGGGTCCTTGGCTGTGAAGGCCGACAGCGACGGTCGAACAGCGTCGTAGATCGTCTTGGCCGACG